CTTGCGTTTAGGCTGACCTTTGATACAATAGTCGATTTTGTAAATCATGTCAACAAATAAAATGTCCGGAGCAGCTAAACTGCCATTTAAATGGGTACATGTCACCATACTCTTTGGCAACACGTTTGTCTACTATGTTTGCTATCGCGTCCCTGTCTTCCCATGTGAGAATGTCGGCAACGTTTATGTCTTTGGTGCGGTGGAGTTTCTTGTTGAAGTCTTCCGCCTGTTTCATCAGGTCGTTATATTCCATAGGTAGGTATAGTTAATGCTTGACCAGTACAACCAAAGGCTTCATATCTTTCAAGACATACGCCTCTCATGTACTCACGAGCAAGTGAATTAAAAAATCGTGGATCGAAGTTAGTAGCATCCTTGAATGGTGCAACATACATTGCAGCAGTAAATGCTAACCTTAAATCAGTATCAATATTTATTTTGCGTATGCCATTATCAATACCCTCACGTATAGCTTCGATTGGTACACCATAAGTTTCCGGAATTTTACCTCCGTTAAGATTGATAAGGTCTATGTATTGTTGAGGAACTGAACTAGCTCCGTGCATTACTAAATGCGTATTAGGTACAGCTTCGTGTATAGCTTTAATTCTTTTTATATCTAAAACGTCATCTGTTGGTGGTTTAGTAAACTTGTATGCACCATGTGATGTGCCAATAGCAATAGCTAGTGCATCAACACCAGTTTGCTTAACAAAGTCAGCAGCCTGATCTGGATCAGTAAGCAACATGTCCTTGGATAGCTCACCTTCAAACCCATGCCCATCTTCAGCTTCGCCCTTGCCTGTTTCTAAAGAACCTAAACACCCAAGCTCACCTTCAACGCTGACATCTACATCATGTGCAAATTCAACGACTCGCTTTGTTACATTTACGTTGTAATCATAACTAGCTGGTGTTTTACCATCAGCCTCAAGTGAACCATCCATCATTACTGACGTAAAGCCAGCTACGCATGCTTGTGAACATGTTTTTGGTGAATTACCATGGTCTTGGTGCATGACTATTGGTAAGTGTGGGTATTTTTCCGCAGCAGATTTGATTAGATACATGAGGTATCCATCTGCATATTTTCTTGCACCTCGTGATGCTTGCAGTATTACAGGAGAGCAAATAGTATCGGCAGCTTCCATGATTGCCTGTATCTGCTCCATGTTGTTGACATTGAAAGCAGGAATACCATAATTATTTTCAGCAGCATGATCTAACACGTGCTTGAGTGGAACTAAAGTCATGGTGTTGTAAGTTTTTTGATTAGTTGTTTAGTGCGTTTCTTTGCTGCCTGTATGATGCGTACATGTTTCTTGTACTTGGGCTGCTTGTCGCTGTGGTGTTGCCAGTTTGGAACTCTTGGAGTTATCATTGTTAATCATTTCCTGAATAGCATTGTGTAGATACTTAGTATCAATTAAATCAGTACGAATCATAAGATTGGTTCTCCTTCGGGTGATAATTGTACAGTGTAGTCGATTGTTGGTGCGCTGTCAATGGTGTCATTGAGCTCAACAAGTGTCAGACCATCTTTGATGTCTGTTTTACCAGCACGTAATGATGCCCAGAGCTGTGCTTCTGCATCCTTGGGATTGTCAGCATGTACGCGGTAGTAATCTCTGCATGTCTGTGTGACGCGTATTTCGTACATAGTCATACGTCACATACCGCAGGATTCATTAACTCGTGCACTTCTGCTGCGTCCTTGCAGTCGAGCATGTTTTGATACTCTTCTGCTGATGTTTTCATTTCTTTGGCTAAGTCAAGAATTTCTTGCTTGTCATAATTGTAGTAGCCATCTTCGCCTGCAATAATTTCGCAGAGCTGCTCGTTAAATTCAAAGATAGTCATAGTAGGTGATGAACTAATAGTAGTCTAATTGGTAATGTGTACGTCCGTGTGATATTGTAACAATTCTTAATATGATGGGTCACCTTCTGGTTCTGGATACATTGGTGTGTCCTTGTCTCTTGCTATATATTGTTTTACTGTTTGACCATTGGATTCTATTAATTCATAGATTCCAAATTCGTCCATCAGGTATTGCGTCTGCGTCCCTGCGTCCATGTGTGTGAATGATTGTGGCATAATGATTGTGGCGTCCTTGATTGTGATGATTGTGTGCTTGTGAAAAAAATAAAAAAGCCGAAACCCCTGTCATAGCAGGGGATCTCGGGATTTATTTAATTATATTTATAATTAAGAATTAACTACAACTCTTGCATATTCATAGCGGGCTGAGTTATACCCAGCCTCCTTGTGAATTACCCGAAAGCCCTTGTCTAGCAAGGACTTATGCGTTTCGTCTGCGCGACGTGTAGCTTCGGGTGAGCTGTCATCATAAACCATATAAATATGGTTATCCATTATGCTGCCTCCTGTAGTGACTGATTGACTTTTTTGGACTTGTTGCCATGTGCGAGGAATGCAACAACGCAAGTGCGCTTGGACTGTTGGCAAAGACCGCAGTCATTGCAGTTAGTGTCGCGAGTTTGAGCTGGACATACTACCACTTTGTGACCGGCTGGCGTCCTTGCTGGTACTGGTTGACTATTGTCAACAACGCAGACAGCAGGCACACCGGCGGCTATCGCGTCATCCGCTTGCTGCATGCTCTCGCATGAGGCGTTGACGGTAAAACCATTGCGGTTACTGTACTTTACAGCTTCGAGGTTGTGAGCGTGTAGCTGGTGGTGTGTGTAGGTGTAACCCTTGGCACCACTGGATTTGTTAGCATCGACAAGAGACTTGAGCAAGTCAAGTCTGATGTACTCGCGTCCTTGAGCCTTGGTATAACCAAGGTCGCCAGCTTGGTTGTGACGCCATAGCTGACCGCGCTCTAACTTGCTGACGAAGTCAGTCAAGTCAGACCAAGTACCACCACGTAGACCTGAGCTCACTTTTTTCCAGTGCCAAGAGACTGGACCGGACTTTGCGTAGCAACCTCCGGACTTTAGGTGTGGGCATGTGCTTGGGCATGAGGACTCCTCGGTAGTTGTTACAGGCATTCTGCCTGTTTTAGCATTGCTGGATTTTTTTGTGATGTGGACTAGCATGACAGGATGGATGTAAGTGGACATTTACCCTAAAGGGTAACAGCGACCCTACGGAGTTGAACCGTAGGTTAAAACCCAGTCGCTTCCTTGCTTTAGCAAGGTAGAGCATCATTGAAGTATGATGTTCCGATATGCTTATAGCATAGCTTACCAGTGGCGACAGTGTTACCTCTTAGGTAACCTAGGTCTTGCACTGCAACCTTGGAAAGGTTGTTGTAAACCCAGAAACCAAGCGACATGTTAGGCTGCATCAACAAGTTGATGATAGCTAGTCTGGAGACGTTGGAGTACTTGTACTCATAGCCATTGACCCTGAAGCGAGTGATGACAGTACCTTGTACTGGGTCTACCTTGATAGCCTCGATAGCTTCGCTAGTACGCTGATTTGGAATGATGAACATAATCGAAAATTGTAATTGAACAGTGAGTAGAGAGTTGTAGTTAAGTTATATTATCTCTCTCACCTATTCTAGGAGAGAGAATATAACATAACGTAAACAACTCTATCTACCTTCCCAGTATAAGCCCTATCCAGAC